AAAATCTAAATTAAAATTTACTAATGAATATGATGAAATAGTAATATATTTATTAGTAAATTTTTTGTTAAATTCTTCTTTTAATTTTTGTAAATTATAATTTATATTTTCTAAATTTTTTTTAAAATTATCAATTATTTCATTTTTAAATAAGAATAAACATTTTTCATTGGTTAAAGTAAGTTTATTTTCATCCAAATTATTAACTAAGTTAATTTGTTTAATAATAGTATATTCTATATTTTTATAAGCTACTAAAATATCATATTTTTTTACATTATAATGATTTTTTTCTATTCCGGGTTCAAAAGTTAAAGAATTAATATCAAAAATAGATGTTAAAATTAATAATATAGAATTTATATTATTACAAGACGTCCATCCTTCGCCATTCCACGTATTGATTATTGATAAACATACTTTACCATTTATATATAAATTAGGATGAAATCTCATATAACCATCATTAGTTAAAAATTTTAATTTAGGAGGTTCAAATGGATAATTATCAGGAAATGTAAATTCAAATAAATAATTTCCATCACTATATGGTGTTTCTTTATTTCCTAAAATTAACGCATATCCTTTCATTATATTTTCACTATCATGTTTATAATATATATTATTAATAGGATTATTAGTTATATATTTAACGTCTTTGGCGATACGTTGAACTGTTCCAGTAGTTAATACCATTTTACATAATATAGTTAAAATTATATTTTTAATTAAAAATTAGAAATATTATAAAATTGAAATAAAAATATAATTCTATATATAACTAATAATATGAATAGTCAATCTAATGATACTACATTATCATGTAAAAAATATGATGATATTATTAAAAAATCCAAGGTAGAGAAAGGAAACAAATTTACACATACTAGAATACCAGATAAAAATATGGGAATCTTTGGAGGATTATTTAATATAAATTATGATAATAATTTTTGGAATATGTATCATAATCATGTATTTAAAAATAAAAATAAAGAATATTTAACTGAAAAACAAGTAATAGAAAAATCGCCATTATTAGTTGATGTTGATTTAAGATATGATACAAATATTAAATCAAGACAACATACGAAAGAACATATAATTGATCTAGTAGTATTATATGCATCTAAATTAAATGAAATATATCAAATTGATTCATCTCAAGAAATTAATGTTTATGTTATGGAAAAATATGAAATAAATATGTTAGATGATAAAACAAAAGATGGTATTCATTTGATATTTACTATTTCTATGCATAAAGCAGAACAAGTAATATTAAGAAAAAAAATTATAAATGATATAGCACAAATTTGGGACAATCTACCAATTACCAATACTTTTGATGAAGTATTTGATGAAGGTATTACAAAAGGTTTTGTAAATTGGCAACTATTTGGTTCAAGAAAACCGGGTCATAAAGCATATGAATTAAGTTATTATTTAACATTAATTTATGATAATGATGAAGATTCTTGGGATATAAAAGACAAAAATGTATCAAAATTAAATATGTTAGAACATTTGCCTATAATGTCTGCTAGAAATGAAAGTCATAAAAGATTTAAACTAGTAGAAAATACATATTTATTAGATGCTATTGAAAAAGAAAAACAAGATATTACATCAAAAGAACATAAAAAACCTAAAATAAATATGATAGAAAGCAATATTGATTTGGAACAATGTGATTTATCTAAAATCTCTGATGCTAAACAATTAGATGCATTAATGCAATCATTTCTTGAAAATCTGAGTCATAATGATTATGAAGTTAAAGAAACTCATCAATTTACTATGATTTTGCCTGAATGTTATTATGGTGAAGGTTCATTTAATAAATGGATAAGGGTAGGATGGTCATTAAAAAATACTCATGATAAATTATTCTTAACTTGGATGAAATTTAGTTCTCAATCAAGTGGTTTTGATTTTAGAGATGTAGAAACTTATTATAATATGTGGAAATCATTTGATAATAAAAATTCCGACGGCTTAACAAATCGTTCTATTATGTTTTGGGCAAAAACAGATAATTTTAATAGTTATAAGAATATTAGAAAAGAAACAATATCTTATTATATTGAACAAACATTAGAATCGATTATTAACAAAGATAAAGTGGGTGAATTTGACTTAGCCAATGTGTTATATCAAATGTGTAAAGATCAATTTGTTTGTGTAAGTGTTAAAAATAATCAATGGTATGAATATAAGAGAAATAAATGGCACGAAGTAGATAGTGGTAATACATTAAGGCTAAAAATATCAAAAGATATGCATGATCAATATATGAAAAAAGCACAAGATTTAATTGAAGTTATTTCAAAACTGGAACAAAGTGGAAATGATACCGATACTATTGTTAGTAATTTAAAAGTAAGATCTTCTAAATTAGGTGATATTTGTATATTTCTTAAAACTACTAGTTGGAAAAATAATATTATGAAAGAAGCTCGTGATATATTTTATGATAAAGATTTTATTCAGAAAATTGATGCCAATCCATATCTACTTTGTTTTAATAATTATGTTATTGATTTCAATACAAAAACTCATAGAAAAGGTCGCCCAGATGATTATATTTCAAAATCAACAAATATTGATTATAATCCTTTAAATACATTAAAAGGTCCTCATCCGTTAGATAAAAATACAAGTTATGAAGAAATTATTAATGAAATATATGAATTTATCCATGCATTATTTCCAAATGAAGAATTAAAAGGATATATGTGGGAACATTTAGCATCTGTATTGATTGGAACTAATGATAATCAAACATTTAATATTTATACTGGAAGTGGCGCAAATGGTAAATCTAAATTAGTTGAATTAATGGGAAAAGCTCTTGGTGATTATAAAGCAACTGTTCCAATTACATTAATTACACAAAGTAGAAATACTATTGGTTCTACATCTCCTGAAATAGTTCAATTAATGGGTGTTCGTTATGCTTGTATGCAGGAACCAAGTAAAGGTGATAAAATTAATGAAGGTATTATGAAAGAAATTACTGGTGGGGATCCATTAGTTGGTAGAGCCTTATTTAAAGACTCAATTACATTTATTCCTCAATTTAAATTAGTAGTTTGTACTAATGTATTATTTGAAATTAAAACTAATGATGATGGTACTTGGCGTCGTATTCGTGTATGCGATTTTATGTCTAAATTTAATGATACTCCTTATGAAGATGAAAATAGATTTCCTAAATCTAATTTTCCATATCAGTTTAAAATTGATAGGCAATTAGATAAGAAATTTAATTTTTGGGCCCCAGTATTAGCATCTATGTTAGTTGATTTAGCATTTAAGAAAGAAGGAAAAGTAAAAGATGTACCAATTGTTACTGCTGTTAGTGATAAATATCGTAATTCACAGGATTATTTAAGTGAATTTGCAAAAGAAAAGATTGTTCGTAAGAGAGATGGAAAAATGAAGAAAACAGAATTACTTGAAGAATTTAAAAATTGGTATATTTCAAATTATGGAAGAAATAATTTACCAAACGGCAAAGAAATAACTGATTATTGTGATAAATTATTTGGTCGATGTGCTAAAGGTAAATGGTCTAATGTCCAAATCGTATATGAACAAGATGATAGTGATGATGAAGTAGTAGAAGAAGATGTATCGGTTGAATAATTATTTAAATAAACAAAATTATTATTTAAATAATATATTATCTTTGCCTATAAGATTTCTGAGATGTAGCTTTTTTTTTTGATTCAATAAATTTTTCAAATTTTGAAAAAGATTCATCTATTGAACTCATGCTATCATATATAGGATCAATAATACTCTTCATAACTGTTGATTTATCTTTTGAAAATATTAATTTAGTTTTTAATAGTGTCTCAAAAGAATCTTTTGCTTTTTCAATATTATTTGATATCTTTTTTTTTAAATCTTTTATTTTTAAATTTAAAAAATAATTTGTATTTGTTGTGAATAAATTATTTGTTGGCACTATATTTATAAAATTTATAAAATTTTCTATAATTTTAGTGTCATCATCTTTATTATTTATTATTTTTAAAATATTATTTAATTGATTTACTATATTTTCTTTTAAACCTAATATATAATTTAAATTTCTATAAGTTGTTATCTTTTTTTCTCTAAGATTTTGATTAATATCTCTAAAATTATTATCTATCATTTCTCTCTCTTCATCGTCGGCGGATGATGGATAATCATCATAAATATATATAGATTTAATTTCTTTACAATATTTTAATATTGTATTATTAAATTCAAATATGTTATCCATAGATTTTTTAAAAAGATTTGATAGATTAGATGCCAATACTGAATATATTAATATATTTTTTGCATCATTATCTTTTGTAAGCGGAGGAATTTGACTTAAAAGTTTATCTACTAATTTTACAGGTAATTCTTCTAAAGTTTTATAATATATGGGGTTAGTATATTTACGAACTTTTTTAGTGTTTAGCTTAGTTTTTTTATCATGCAATTTTTCTCTAAACGTATTCTGAAAGATGGTCATATTTTTATTTAATTTATCTTTATTGGAAGATGATATTTCTTTTATTATTAAATCATAAGCATCTGATAATTGTTTCGTTTGTGCTCTTGTTTTCCTTGTATTAGTATTTATTTGACTAAATCCTTTTGCCTTTTTAGTATTTATTTGACTAAATCCTTTTGCCTTTTTAGTATTTATTTTATAAAATCCTTTTGCCATTTTCATATATATTATATATATAATTCATATTTATATTATTCATATTTTTCTTTGTCTTCAATTATATATGGATAACTAATAATATCTCCTTTTAAATTATTAAATTCTAAAATATATTCATATGCATTATATATTAATGATAACATATAAGGTAATAAAAACGGCAACATTATATAAAATACTATTAATGTTACTAATTTATAATTGTTATATTTTTTATCTTGAAAAAAGGGTGTAAAAATAAAATAACAAATAATTAATACATAATAAAGTAATAATATATAAAAATATATTGTTTTATAAAAATCAAAATTAGAATTTTCATAAGAGTCTTTTCTGCCATCTATATATAAATTTTGCTTGTATGTATCAATTTTGTTAGTAAATTTTTTTAATTCTTTTAATTTACTATCTATAATTGAACCTATAGATACTTGATAATTATGTAAAGATTTATAACTGTTTAAATTTGAACTAGTATAATTATTTAATTTTTTTATATCATCTTCTTCTAAATCTACTGCTAATTTTGATGTTATATTTGCATTTTGTTGACATTGAGTTTTAAATGTTGGTGTATTACTAAATGTTAAATGTCTAGAACTAATAGCTTGTCTAACAGAGTCAATGACTTCTATATTTTCTAATCCTTCTTTTAAATTTGTATAGGGTTCAGATTTTTTTTTCATATTAGCTTTATGAAAACGTTTCCATTTATATTTATCACTTTCTGATACATATTCTTGTTTTTCTTTTTCGGTCATAGTATATTCAGTTAATTTATTCATTCTATCTTTAAATTCGGGTGGTAATATTCCCTCACTAATTGTATCTCCTATAGCTGTAACTAAATTATTTTCTAGTTCATTAAAAGCAGTATAAACTTGGTCTGATACTTTTGAATCACTCATTAGTAATAAACTTATATTATTATTATAAAATATAATAATAATAATAATACTTTTTATAATTTTTATTGTTTATTAAAATACATATTATTTTCTGTGCTATTATTTAATGAATCAATAATCATATCACTTTTTATACGTCTAGTATCTAAATATGATGTCAAAAATGGTTCTTTTATATATGTATATCCTTTTGGATCTTCGTGCATATTATTTTGAACAACATTTGATTTTTTATTATTATTCATATTATTCATAGTTTCAAAAAAATTTGTAAAACTATCTGCTTTATCACTTGTAGATGGTATAGTTGGATCTATAGGGTAACATTTATGTTTAGTGGCATCATAAATCATATTATCAGTACAACATTCTTCACCTATACATGTAATTCCTAATCCTTGTAGTCCAGTTTTTTGTTTTATTCTTCCTTTTTTAATTAATTCGGCAGCTTGTCTATCATATGGTATAGTATCTTTATCAAAGTTAATGTTATCTTTCATATATAATAAATATAGTCTATGTAATATGTATAATAAGCCTAAAAATGATATTATTATAACAACTGTTAAACTAATATTTTTATCTAATAAGTCATATTTTGTTAAAATTAAAAATGGTATCATTATAGCAATTAAAAGTATAATAGTTTTTAAAATATGTGAATATTCAAGATATGTTTTTGAATAATAATCATTAATTTTTATTTTTCGTTTTTTATCTAGATTTTCTTGGTTCATAATTTCATATAATTGTTCTGCGTTAGAACCTTCGGTATCATTTATCATATAGTCCATTAAAACATTACTTGCTACTTGCTTTTTTTGTGCTAATAATTCTAACATATAATTTCTATTCTCTTCGTATTCTAAATTGTCTGTATGTGCTAATTCATCATTTACAGAATATCTAGTATCGCTAAATATTCTCATTAAATAGTCATAAAATGGACTATTTAAGTTTTCATCTGCATTGGTAGCACCTTCTTTAAACCCTTCTTTCATACTCTTATTATTGCTAAATATATTATTTAAAAAATGATTAACTTTATCGCCCATATTAGTAAAACCACTCTTGTTTTTTGAAGTTTTTCCAAAATTATTTGCTTTATTGATATTTTTTATTTGTTCATCAATAACATCGACTAATTCATTTATATCTTGTATAATTGTTAAATTATCTGAATATTCTATATTAGAATCATTTGTACTATTTAATGAATTAATAATTAATAAATCAATTTTACCTTTTAAATTTTCTAAATTATCAAGTGCTTTTGTATCAGTTATATTTTTTTCATCTGTACCAACTGTAATTTCATCATCGCCATATAAACTTTGAATTGTTGTAATTTGCCTATCTATACCACCAGAAGTTACACTATCCAATTTATAACGCATTATTTTTTTAGAATAAACACCGGGTAAATTATAAGGAAATAAATCATTCCAACGACCATTACTATTTATTTGTAAATAGTCTTCACCTCCACAACAATCATTGGGTTCTCCTCCGCCCCAAGCACTTTTATATCTCCATGGACTTCTATCAGACCATGCCCAAGTATCATCGCCTTTACTTCTTCCTCTTACGGTTCTTCCTGCTAGGTTATTGTTTTTTCTACGACCTCCCGCCCAAGCACTACCATATCCATATTTTCGTAATAAACTACTAACTTTATCATTTTCACCACTATCAGCAATAGAAGCTAAAGTATATCCCGAACGCTTCGCTTCTGCATCATGCCATTTCCAGCTTTTATAATTAGGATTAATCCGAAATATTTTTTCTTCGGACGTTTTAGCTTGATCAATTTTATAATTCTCACCTTTTACAATTAATTTTCTACCAAATGAAGTATAAAATATTATAGCCTCACCAATAACGATTCCGGTGTGTGATTTTACTCTATCAATTTTAATAACAAATTCAGTTGGTTGTAATAAATAATTCACTGACTTGCTAGTAGGATTGCCGATGCCACCATATTTTTTTTTTCCGCCGTCACTAAATTTTAATGTAATAGTATCAACAGTATCTTTGCCAAAAGTTCCTATAATTGTTTCTATCTTAACATTTGGAACTAAAAAGGGTTGTGTATTTAAAATACTATCAATATCATCTGTATAATTATTAAATTCACTTAAATCGTTTGGTAGGTTATTTATTTTTTTTAATAATATTTTATTTTTTCCTTCTAAAGATGTTCGTTTCTTAATATATTTTTGTCTTGCTTGTTTTAAATCCTCTATTCTTTGTTCGGAAAAATAATATTCATCTACTACATCTTCATATTCATTTATAACCGTTGTAAAGTCATATAAATTATTTCTTCTAGCATCTATACCTTCTTGTGTATATAATACAGTGGGTTTTTGGGGTGTATCTTCTGACATAATTATATTTATACTATATTATATAAATATAATTATTTATTGTTTTATTTACTTACTCCTCTTATTAATAATAATAAAGCTATTATACTTATTCCAGCACTTATTGACCAAATAGATAATTGTATATGATGACTTTTATTTCGTAATTTACTATCATCTACTCTTGCATTAACAGTTCTAATTGAATTTTTTAATTGGCTTGTATTATTATAATCAATTTCTTTAACTGCACCTAAAGGATTTACATATAATTGTTTATTTGTCATATTTATTAATATATAATAATAATTTATTAATAAATTAATACTAAATTTTAAAATAATTATGAATAAAAAATACTAATAATAATACTCCAATAAAATAAGAAATAATTATATTATCGGGTATTAAATCAGGCGAAACTTTATAAACAATAAATACTATTACACTTATAATCATTAAAATTGATAAAATAATATAAACTAAGTATTTTCTATTATATTCTAAATTATCATTATTCATTCTGCCTTCTAAATCATTTGATTCATCATATACTTTATTAAATTCTTTTAACATTCCAACATATGATAATTCATTTCCATTTAAATTTATTTTATCATTTTCTTTCATAGAATATCTACTATCTACAAAATTACTATATAAAGAATTTCTACTTAAATCTAAAAAAGTTGCTAAATTATCTAATTTACCATTTACATCTTTATACAAATGTTTTAAATTATCACGTTTTTCTGATGTTCCTTTTATTCTATCTAATTCATCATTAATTTTAATATAATCTCCTTTAATATTATTTGCGTTATCTAAAATATAGTCTATATGAACAAATTTTTCTTTATTTTTATTGTAAAAATCTCTATCTACTTTACCTTCTCCTAAATAATTATGACCGCTATTACCAGGCAGTGGTTTATTATTACAATTTACATCTATTTTATCAAAGCTGGTTTGTAAATTATACATTTTACATACATCATTTTGAGTTAAATATAAATCACAATTTAATACATCACATTCGTATTTACAACTTGAAATATCGGTTTTTAAAGATTTTGAAGCAATTGGTTCAACGGCAGGAGATAAATTATAAAAGTTTGCATTTGAAGAATTACATATATTTATATAATCTCCATCCTTAATATTTCTTATATTTTCTTTAGTATTAAATAAGTCATCTCCTAAATTAAAATATAATACACTAATTGGAATTATTATTAATATTGATAAAATTAAAAATTTTATATGTATACTATTTTTCATATTATATATTTATAATATGAAAATATATTATTATCTTATTTTTTATAGCCCATATAAAATTGCTCTCCATCTAAATTTTTCTGTTCGGCAATATCTAACTCTTCTAATTCTTTAAACTTTTCTTCTTCTTGTTCTTCTTTATTTTCTAGATTTTCTTTAGTATTAAATAAGTCATCTCCTAAATTAAAATATAATATACTAATTGGAATTATTATTAATATTGATAAAGTACAAAATTTTATATTTATACTATTTTTCATATTATAATTATATAATATGAAAATATATTATTATCTTATTTTTTATAGCTCATATAAATTTGATAAAATAAATAAATAAGTGTAATAATTAAAATATTTACTAAATTATTTGCATTTCTATTTATAACACTTCCTAATAAAAGTATTACTAATAAAAATATATAAACGAGAGAAACTAATATATCTAAATTTTTTATCATAACATTATTATCATTTGTTTTTTTATCTTTTACTAAATCTTTTTCTTTATTTACCATGGATACTTTATTTAATTTAGAACAATTATTATTAATACATTCAACATAATCTAGATTATCATTTATAGATTGAAAACCATTACTCATTAATTCATAATTTGTATTATTAGTTAAATTTTGATAATTTTCTTTCATTATCATAGATTGACCTCTATCTAAATTTATTTTATCGCTAATAAAATTAGTTTTTTTATTTTTCACTACTTGGTTTTCTTTTTTATTACTATTTTTTGCTTCTAATCTATTTAATACTAAATCCATACTTATTATTTATATATATTTTTATTTATTATTTTGATTTTCTAAATAAATTATATTTGTTTTTTCGCATATAGATAAATTACAAAAGTTATTGCAAAAAATAGTATAATATTTTCTGATATTTTTAAATTTTTTAGAAATTTGGTATCACTTAATTTTCCATTATTTGCACCATCAAAACCTATTAAATTATTTAATTCTTTTTTCTTTTCATCTATCAAATTTTGTAATTTTTCTAAATATAAAGTATCATATTTTGTTAATACTGATAAATTTGATATATCATATGATAAACTATCTAATGATAGAAATATTCTATTATAATGTGCTTTCAACTTTTCTATTGATTCGTCTAATTTATCCTCCAGTGGCTTTGTCGGAGAACATATATAATGTCCAAAATTTGTTTTAAAATTATTTAAAATTCCTTCTGTTGATTGACTCCAACTATCATATTCGTTTTTATAATCTTTATATGGTGTTATTCTTGCCAAATCACTTTTAAATGTTTCATTATCAATTAGTTCAGTTTTATAAATTATAAAATTTCCTGATTTTGAAAAATTTTCTCTGTTTCCATCTTCAGTAAAATAAACACAATTTGGTATATTATTGAAATTTGTTTTTTTTGTTTCATCATTTAATGATAATTCATTTATAATATTTCTATTACTTCTAAATGTATTTTCACCGCCAAATAAATCATTTATTAAATCATTAAAAGGTTTTAATAAATTTTCAATATTACCAAAATCACATAATTTATTTACTTTTGGTATTAAACAATTATAGTTAAAATTTTGACCTGAAAAATTTCTTGATAAATCACTTATTAAAAAAACGCCTTTATTTTCTTCTAATGCTTTTAATTTACATTGTTCTACTAGACTTTCACTTGTTGTATTTTTTTTTACTTCAAAATTGTAACTATTAAAATTATCTGTTATATATTTATTTAAATCGTCTTTATTCATTAATGATGATTTTGGTTGATAACATTTATTATCTGTATTAAAAAAAGAAAAATTATTTATTTCCATTATTATATAATACTAATATTTATTAAATATTAGTATTATTACATTTTTATTTATATTTTACACATTCTATAAAAATCACTTTCTATAGCAGTTCTACTTTTTCTTTTAATATGTATTATATCGCCTGGTCTAAATCCAGACAGCAATGAAATTGGATCAAAATATGATATATCTGCTATTTGTTTATCACTTAATATATTATATTTCTTTTTATATTCTTCTTTTTCAATTTCACTTAATTTTATATGCCGGGGTACTGAATCATGTTTTAAACCGTTAAATTGTAATCTTTTTATATTTAATAATGATATATATATATAATCGCTCATCCATATATCTTTTATATTTTGTTTTAAAGTATCATTAGGTTCATCTTTTGTTATAATAATAAAATCATCTTTTTTTGATAAAATACTTTCAAGATGAAATAAATCTTCCACCATATCATAAATATTTTGTGGTTTTAAAACTTTGCTTACATAATATCTTACATATATTTTCTTTTGTATCTTACTATTTTCTAAAAGCATGTCTAGTTGATTTGTTTCTAACATAATACTTATCTCATTTATAGTAAAATTGCTATATGAAGTAATATCAAATCCTCTTTCTTCTAAAATTTCTAATAAATTTTTTCTCGCATTATAAATTGAAATTATATGACTATTTGTATTTGTTGACATTTATTTAATATTATATATATTAAATAAATTATTCTTTATTCAATTTTATAATAATTTAAATTTATTTTTTTTTTGTTTTTTTTCCTCCTTTTTTTCCTCCTTTTTTTCTTCTAAAAGACTGACTTCTTGTTAATTCGTTTTTTGATTCACGTTTAGGAGAGTTAGAAGAAGATCTAGAGGGAGATCTAGAAGAAGATCTAGAGGGAGATCTAGAAGAAGATCTAGAGGGAGATCTAGAAGAAGATCTAGAGGGAGATATAGGTCTAGCAAACTCAAGCTCGCTAACCTTGGATCCTGGGTTTTTTTTGATCCCGGAATAATTAAGAAGCTCATCTGCTGTAAATTCATCAAATGCAAAATTAATTTTATCCGAGGAATTTATTTTTTTACGAAAGAGTCCTTTACTTTTTGAATTTTTTCTACTATTATCTATTCTTGCTTTTTCTACTAATATTTTTGCTCCTACAGAGTCTTGATTACCAAGATGATCTAAAGTTGCCGCCTCGACTCGTTTAAGCATCTCTTTTTCTGCATCGTATCCTGATTTTGGTGTCATATATTGATTGTTTGCGTTCATGAGGCCCAAAACTTTAACTCCAAATTTTTCTATATAAACTAATTTTACTACGGCTTGTTTGTGGATTTCATCTGCCTGAAAAAGCACGATATAATAAGAAAGATAGTTGTTGTGCTCTGC